GTATCTCTCTGATAAATGTGAAGCCCTAAATGAGCTATATTCCTAGCTAAGAAATCTACACACACTCGCACATTGTTATGAGTTCGATACATAGCCTCATAATCCAAGGAATAGTTGGTAAACGTTCTCAGCCCTGGCGCGTTAGTAGGCCACCATCCAGCGGGCATGGTTGATAACGTAGCTTCAGAAATAATTGTGCTACCCATTCAACACCTGAACAAAATCTACATCACCTATAAATATGAGAACCTCACCATCAACTTTGCGAGCTTCGCCCTTCTCATGCAACACGGCGTTTCGCAACACAAGATAATCTCCGGCGCGTTTCCACAATACACCCTGGAATGCTTTATCGGTTTTGAGATTCACAATGACCTGCTGAACCAAAGCATAAAATCTGAACATTTACAGAACCTCCAATCCGCGGCTCTCATAAACTGATGCAACTTGCTCAGTAGCATGGCGCAACGCCCGGTCAGTTGCCATAATGCCTGCCACAATTCCATCTATCTTTTGCCGACTCTTTGCTTTATCTGGCTTGATATTCCCAGCCGCATCCTGAGTTGTCATGACGTTATCCGCCATCCAACGCATGACTGGATGACCGCCATGTCTGAGCCGGCCATTGAGTACCAATCGTTCAACCTCTTTTGTCGGCGGAGACATACTCACATACCCTTGCCCAAAACCAATGAGGGTGTGACCCATGTTTGTTAGCGTTTGACTGATCTGTGTCGCGCCCCAGCGGTCAAAAGCAATTTCCCTGATATTGAAGCGTTCACCCAAACTCTCAATTTCCCTCAGTATGAAGTCGTAATCGATCACATTCCCAGGTGTGGCAATCATGTAACCCTGATCAACCCAAGCTTGATAAATGTCCCTGTCCTTAAACGCAGGATCTGTCAGTTTTTCTTCCGGAACAAATAACCTCGGTATCCAGGTGTGCATCTCTTCTTCCCCTGGTTCATTGGGAAAGTCCAACACGAACGCGGCAACATCTGAAACAGAAGCTAGATCAAGCCCGCCATAACACACCGAACCTTCCAAAAGCTTTTCATCAACCGAATACGCGCCGCAAGCATCCCAGGCAGCCATATCCAACCAGCGTGTTTCCTGGCTGGTCCACATGTTTAGATATAACCGCCGGAATGTGTTCTGATACGCAGGAGATGATTTTGCTTTTTCAAATTCTTGGCGCAGATAATCAATTTTGACAGTATGCCCCAGGCTGGGATTAGCCTTTTCCCATGTCTTTTCTGAGGTCCAATCGTCAGCTGGATCCGCTTCAAAAATGACCGGGTAGAACCAATCCATCTGGATAATTCCGTCACGAACTTTGCACGCGCGCTCATATACTTCATAACAGATCGATGTGCGGTCATATCCCGCCGTAGTCATGCTGAGCAACAGAGGTTGCCTTCGGGCACCAAAAGAAGTCTGAATCGTATCGTAGAGCTCACGGTCTTTTTGCGTGTGCAGTTCGTCAAACGCGGCGCCGTGCAAGTTGCCACCATGTTTACCGCCGGCATCAGAACTCACGACTTTATAAACGCTTGCGCCCTCTTTACTAACAATAGCATTCCGAAATGGACTCACAAGTTGACTGAGTACCTGGTTTTGCATGACCATGTACCTTGCCGTGTCAAAAATTGCCCGTGCCTGTTCCCTGTCTGATGCGATGGAAATCAACTCCGCGCCGGGCTCCTGGTCCACAATCAATAGGTACAACATAATTGCGGCACCAAGTGGTGACTTCCCGTTCTTGCGTGCAACAAACACAAGTGCCTCTCGGTATCGCCTGTATCCAGTGGCTTTCTCTTTCCAACCGAACAAGTTGCTCACAAATTCACGCTCCCACGGCAAAAGCAGAAATGGTTTATTTCCCAGATCACCTTTCACATGGGTAATGTAGGTTTCAATAAAATCCACAGCAACCTGACCGGCCACAGCATCAAAATAGTACTTTTCCATATCGCAAGCAAAGGGATCGTAGCGTTTACTCATTTTCAACACTCCCCTCAACCTTTGCGCGCGCCTGAGCGAAAAGATTTTCAGCAAGTGAATGCGTTTTATCCGCCGGCGATAGAGCTTTTACGCGGCTCCTCTCCGCAGGGGTCAGCCCAAACTGCACCAACATGTCCTTGACCATGCGCCAACTCGTATTGGCAATACCCACATTAGGATGCTGATAGGCAGTGCCTTTATCAGTTATCACTACGTTTCCAGATGCAGTTAATGCCTTTCGGGCAGCAATCATATCGCCATAGGCCATGCAAAGTAGTTCCAGCGCGTTACGATCACCCTCAGTATAGAGACCCACTTCCACGAGCTGCGGACCCAAGGATTTCCACAACCTTTTGCCATAGAGATTTAGTGTTATAGGTGGTTTGGGGAATGTGTCTGGAACGTCAAAAACAGCCTGAGAGTTATTCACCCGGCTCTTTTTAAGCGTTCCCTGCGCTTCTTTGACTACATCTGGTAGTGGCTTACGGCCTCTCACGCCTTCCCCACCTTTCACCTTTTTGATTATGTTCGCGTTCGTGGCAAGATCGGCACAAAGCCTCTAGGTTATCTTCATCATCCGAACCGCCATCGCGTTTACGGTAAATATGGTGTGCAATCTCCGACGGCGCACCACAACGTACACAAGTGGGATTGTGCGCCAGAAATATCTGGCTTCGCTTGCGCCACATTGTGCTGGTGTACTTTACATCACGCGGTTTTTCCCATTGTTTCAAATACTCGCGTTGGTGCTCTGGGCAACGATATACATTTCTCTCTGTTACCAGATTAGGGCAACCGGGGTGCATACATGGACGTGGAGCGCTAACCGGCACGGTTATCCCCCTCTTCATCCTCTTCAATATCCAGTAGTCGATTCTCATGATTCATAGTCTGCTCTTCGAGTACCAATAATCTGCTCAATAAGTCCTTGTTAACAAGTTCCACGTCCCTTACACGTGCCAACAGGAGAGTGTAAAGTTCAGCAGGTCGATTTTCCATCCTGGAGCCTCTTGAGCGTAGATTCAAGCTCAGTAACGCGCAACGCCAGGTGTTCAATCGTTCTGGCTTGATCAGAAATCCGCCGGTCACGCTCCTTGACTTCTTCTTGGAGCTTGAGTATCTCTTGCTGTTGCATTGTTTTCAAAGACTCTAGCTCCTCGATTTTTTGGTCACGGCTACGGATCTCGTCTCGAAGGAGACAAATGTCACTCCTCATCTCATCGATTGTTTTGTCCTGATCATTTGCCCGCTGATCTAATCTCAGTAGGCGGTCCTTGTATTTTTCGATTAGGAGTGATTCGGCCTTGGCAGCAAGCTCATCCGCTTCACGATTCAACTTGTGCGCTTCAGCTGCGACTTTTTTACGATTCGCAAGGGCGTTCACAAGGGCAACAAACCCTCCACCACCTAAAACTGCCAAAATGAACGTGCCCCAATCCATGACTTATCCCTTGGCAGGATTAGCTGCGGATCGTACTGCGTCATAGACTTTGCTCGCCACCAGTCCCAATGCCAATGCGAAGAACACGGATCCGAACCAGCCGGCAAACCCAACCGGCATACCCAGGCTTACCTGGTATAAGACGCCCAGTACCAGTCCGACTCCAAAGGCAACCGCCGTCAGCGCCTTGCCCTGCACGCCAAAGGCTTTTACCAACTCCACCAATCCCATGACCACAAAAATCAAGGGCACGCCATTTACGATCTGATCAAATTCCATAATTGTCCTCCAGTTGCAAGAATCAAAAATCCCGAAGCTGCAACGCCAAATTTCTTTGGAATCACAGCCCCGGGATCTTTGCCTCGCTGGGCTATTGCTATGAAGCTAAACTGCGGCTTCGGATATTTAACTATGTAAAGTATATCAAATTGTTCACAATATGCAAGTGTTTTCGCCAAATTATCGCGGTTTTAGTGACACAGTTGTTTCAATGTGATCAATTTTCCTGTTTTTAATATGCACAGTCACAATACCAAATCCGTCCTTCGAATCCAACACGCCCACTAACGAAAGGAGTACAACCTCTGCTTCTTCAGGGGTGAGCACACACCGAATATCCCGGCAAGTGCTTTTATCCATCAAATTTCTCCGACCAACATACACCACGAGGTGGTTTCATAACCCGCTTGA